TTGCGGCCTGCGTCAGAGAATGGATCCCGTCGGCGTACTCGATGTTGAGCTTGAGCACGTCCATGATCGCCTGCTCGCGGGCGCGCTCGGCCTCCTCCGCTTCGCGCGCAGCCTTGAGCGCTGCGGCCTCAGCCTCAGCACGACGGCGAGCGGCCTCGGCGCGCTTGCGCTCCCTGGCGGCTTCGGCCTCGGCGCGCTTCCGGTCGCGTTCCGCGCGCCGCTCTGCCGCTCGTTCTGCTTTGTCGCGTTCGTCCTGCGCTGCTCGCTCAGACTCCAGCGTTTCCCGGATGATCTCGACGTTGGCTTCCTGAGCCTTTGTGAGCGCTTCCCTCTTCTTCGTTAGATGATCGGTGCTATCTCCGAGAATGCCCAACGACTGCGCGGCGCTCAGCACGTCCTGACCGAACGATTCCGGGACTAAATCCTGTCCTACAAACCAGTTGATCGCTGCCGCCAACTTTTCATTGGCCATGATCTTATTGTTGATCGCCTGAGTCTCAGCGATATGAGCGGATGTGATCTGCTGAAGCTGAGTGTAAGTGGCATTATTCAGACGGTGATAGTCTGCCGTCTGCTTGTTGATCATGCCCGCCGCTTCGGCATAGTCCACCTGAGCATTCCGCAGTGAGGCAAGCAGCGGTAGCTGCTGCTGCATCGCCTGGCGGCTAATCGCCGCGAGCTCGTTTTGTTCTCTCTGCGAGTTGTTGTAGTAACTATATGCCGCAGTCACCAGCGCCAGCGCAGCGGCTACGCCAGCAATAACGGGTAGGAGCGCCGAGTTATTCGCAGTAGCCAGCGCAGTAAGATCGGCAACGTCCGCAACATTCCGCGCGACGTTTCCAAACGCAGGATTCAGCAAATCCGCGGCGCCCGCCGTTTGCTGCATCCGCTGCGCCGTAACAGATGCGCTCTGGTTGTAATCCCGTGTCGCGTCGTTGGCGTTCGTTGCGGCGGCTGACGTGCGGTTCATCGCCTCTACGCCAGCACTTCCCATCTGCTCATAGGCGCGCTCAGTCTCGGCCGCGGCCCGCTTCGCCTGACGTGCCGACTCCTGGATCGACTTGTTGAGCTCCGCGGCCATCGCGCGTGCCTGCTGCGCCGTGATGCCAGGAATGGACGCCAGCTGTTCCCGCAGTCCGGTAATGTTCGCGCTGATAGTGAGTTCTGCGTCAGCCATCGGAGCCCCCCTTTGCGACCTTCTGTAGCGCCTTATCAAGGCTCCGGAGGTGGCGTTTGACGATCGGCTTATGCCCGCGCTTTACGAGCAGCTGCCATAGGTTGCGCCCATCGGCCGCTTTCGGGTTTGGCTCGAGCTTCGAGATGCCGACGGGGCGCTTCCGGCCAAGGCGATCGGTCATCGACGCGGCCACGTACCCGGCTGGCAACTTGCCGTTGTCCCGGTAGTAGCTCATCAGCCGTCGATACTCTGCAAGCTCGACGCGCCGGTACTTCACGGACAGCGCCTTCGGGCGCTTGATCATGTACCCGTACTTAGATCCGGCGTTGGTCGCGGTGTTGAGGACGACGCCTATGATGTAGTCGCCCTTGAGCCGCATCTCGTACTGGATGCCCGCGCGGCTTCGCCCCGTTTCCTCGGTCACGTTTTTGTACCATTCGGTGCGCGCGTGCTCTGCCGTCTCTGCCGACATCGCCTCCACGACTTCGATCACGGCCCCGTATGAGGCATTGATGAGGTCTTGGATTCTAGGCTCCAACGAGTTCCAGCTGATGGCTACATCGCCCGCCTGTACTCTCTCGCGGCTGGCCCCTGAGCGTCTGACGATGCGTTTAGCCACTCAGCCCCCAGAAGGACGCGCCGGATGCGCTGATCGTATCACCGGGGCGCGTCTGCATCCCACGCCCGCGCTTCTGCGTGGCCTTCGGCGTGTGCTTCATCCGGTACCATCCGAGGACGCGCTCCTGCGTCTCTCGAGGCCAAGAGAAGAACGCATCGGGATCGCCGCAGTACGTGAGCCCGATCTCCAGCGCTACGGCGTCGAGCCCGCCGTCGGGGCTGCGGTAAAATCCGCGGCGGCCTCCACCTCTGCCTCCCGCGGGTAGGAGTCCACCAGGAGCTTAAGCGCCTCCGTCGAGGCGTTGGCGATCTCCTCGTCAGTCACGCCGAGGGCGTGGAGCTCATCGCGCACGGCGGCGCCATACGCCAGGCCATCGAACTTGTGCGCCGACAGGGTAGCCTTGAGGGGCGGACGCGCCGGGAGACAGACTCCCAGGACGGCGCCGAGGCCGATCCATGCGTTCGTCGCGACGGCGTGCATGACAACCTGACGGGACGAGTGAGACGACGGGGCCGTCAGCTTGACGGCCTTCCCCTTGATCTGAACTTCCATGATGCTCCTTCGGCGCCAAAAACGACGACGCCCCCCGAACCGTAGCACGGAGGGCGTCCACATGCCGACAAGCTCAGGTGGCCGTGATGGTCCCGAGCACCTCGAAGTTAATCGTGAACGACGACGGGTCGCCCTCCGAAAAATCGATCGTGCACCGGCAATCGTCCATCTCGAGGGTATGGTCCGACGGGTCACCGAAATTCGTGCCCTCGACGGTGAGCGTGATCTTCAACGTGTACAGGTCCGCGTTGGCGCCGAGCGTCGAAACGGCGGTAGAGAACGCGCCGGTCTTATTGATCAAATCCCAGATGTTCGTGTTCGAGGCGTCCGAGAACTCCGTCATCTGACACGACATGGAGCCCGTGGGGAAGCTCCGATTCGATTTGCGGATGCTGCCGAGTTCGCCGCGGTCCAAATACTTGGTGTGCTCGTAGTTGCCCTGATTCACGCCGGAGAGCGACAGGTCGCCCGCCTCGTACTGGATCGTAAGGGTGTTGATGCCATTGTCGGCAAAGGTGATGGTGCCGTCCCGGAAGTTCTTGACGACGGAGGAGATGGGCATGAGCTACCTCACTGGAGCGGGAGTGTATGGACGATGCGGAATGTTATCACGCCGATAACCCATTCCCCCGCCTCGTTTGTGGCGCGGGTAGTGGTGATGAACTGCACTTTGTAGGAACCCGGCCACGTCGCATCGTAGGCCATCAACTTGTTGATCACGGCCTGCTCGCCGTCAAGCGCGTCATCGTAGCTGTTCGAGATGTCCTTCGGCGCGAGACGCCACGAATAGTGCACCGTGAGCGGCGTCTCTACGAGGGTTCCCTCCGCGGGCCGTCCGCGGTACAGGCGCAGATCCTCCGAGTCGCCGGGGAGCACTGCAAAGGCCTTGTGGGCGATGGAGTCGCTATCCGCGCCAAACAGATCTGGCGCCACGCGCGACTCTCGCCATCCCGAGAGGGTCAGGATGCGGGCGGTCACATCCTCGCGCAGCTGACGAACCGTCTTGCTCGCCATCATCGCCACCAGGCGACGAGACTATCGCCGCGGCCACCCGTCCAAACGACCGAGCTTGCGCTCTTCTTCTTGGTCACGTCCACGACGTTCTCGTCGGCCTCGTCGTAGACGAAGCGGATCTGTCCCCACGCCGACTCGTAGGCAGTGCCGTAGTACGACGCCAGAGCAGCCCAGCGGCCGGAGTCCCCGGCGCTCGTCTGGAAGTCCAAGAAGATCATGTGCAGACAGAGCATTAGGTGACACTCACGCAGCGCGCTCGGCTGGATGACCAGACACGGCCTACGGCCCTGAGCGATCAACCTGTTCGCGATCGTGAAAAACGACTCGTCGATATACGGTTGGTAGCTCGTCGCCCCGCCGAGGAGGGCGGTCAGGTCGGAGTGCCGCTGCAATAGGTCGGTGTCGCTGATGACCGGGTAGAGCGTCCGACGACACACCGCGGCGTCGTTGCGGAACGTATGCACCACACCGTCGGGCATGGTGAGCGCCCATTCGACGAGGTACCCCTCCGACAGGATCTCCGCGGTCGTGACGCCACCGGCGAGCGAGAAGGTTGCGATCCCGCCTGCGATGGTGACAGCGGCAGGCGCCACAAGCTGCGTCCGGTCGGGACGGTACAGCGTGAACGTACCGCCCGAGGGCGTGGCCGTGGCGCCTGCGCGCATCGTCGGGCAGGAGAGCACCTGCGTGCGGCCTCGCTCGATCGTCTCCGTGGAACGGAACCGTGCGGAGTAAACGACTTCAGCGAGGCTCATTTGCTCTCCCTTTAGCGGCCCTTATCCGTCTGCTTGGCGTCGTGCTTGCGCGCGGTTTCCTGCGCCACCTTGCGCGCCTTATCGGCGGGCATTCCGCCTTCCCGCAACTGCTTGGTCATGCGGTCCATCGCCTCCCGGTATCCGGGGCGCTCGCCGCTCATACGCGAGCCCGCGCGCGCTTCGGCGTAGCCTTCGGCGCCGTTTCTCCGTCCTCGGAGGGCGGGTTGTACAGGCGCTCCATCGCGGCCTTCATCTTCTCGAGGAGGGCCTCCTCGACGGCGAGGGCATCGCGGTGGAACGGGGAGCTCGGCGCCTTCTCGCGCCACTCGTCCACAAGCTTCTCCTGACGCTCGATCTGGATCGCGATGAAGTCGGGATCGGGGAGCTCGATGTAGCGCCCCACCAGCGAACGACAGAAGGCCCAGTATCCCTCCTCGTCATTCGTGATCCGGGTCTGGCCAGCGACCAGCTTTGGCGTCTCCCAGCGCGACATATGCACCGGCCCTGCCACGCCCTCGTACGACACGCAATAGCCGCCCTCGATGGCATCCCAGGGGATCAGCGTCCAGCCGCGGCGGCGCTTGGAAACCTCGGCGGCCTCCGTGCTCCCGTGCTGATCAACGTTCGACACGCCGGGGTCAGCTACGAGCGTGGAGAGCCAGGGAACCCACTCACCTTCCCGATAGGTCCAGCGCGCCGGGTGATGCAGATACCAGAACGCCGGGCGCGGCTCGAGCTTGACGAGCTCCTTCATCGCCTGTGGGCGCTGTGCGGGCTGCGCCGAATAGTTTCCGCTCCCTGCCGTGCCGAATGTCGCCGCCATATCTCACTCCTTCTTTGTTTCCGCGAACGCAGAAGCGCCCGCGTCAGTAGGGTAACCACCGACGCGGGCGCGTGCTTTCAACGCTTAGAAGTCGGACAGGATGCCGACGCCCTTGGCGTCGTCGATCTCGCCAACGCCAACGAAGGCGCTGCCCACGATGATCGTGGAGCCGTTCGAGGCGTCACGCTCGAACTCCACGACGATCGGAGACTGCGGAACGATCGTCTCGGAGCCCATGACAGGCGCCGCGGTGCCGGTGGCGAGGCCGATGGCGCCGGGGGCGATCATCATGCCCAGGTAGTCGAGGCCCCCGTTGGCGGTCGGGACGAACGAGCTCTTGAACACGTCCACCCCGTAGAGCGTGCCCGCGAAGCCCTGCCCCTTGGCGAGCAACATCTCCTGATTCGCCGCGATGTACTGGCCGGGGCCGGTCTCGGAGCGAAGCGAGGACATGAGGTCGTTAAGCTGCTGCGGCGCCAGGATGGCGGTAAACGGCCCGTTGTTGCTCTGAAGCTGGAGAGCAAACATGCCCGAGTAGAACGTCGTGACCGAGAGGTCAACGCCGGTCGTACCAACCGAGGTCGAGAACCCGGAGGACAGGGCGCAGATCATGGTGGTAGCGCGCTTCTGGTACGCAGCGACCATATCGGCGGCCAGGTTGTCGATCGTCACGTCGAGCGGGATCCCGGTCGCGGTCAGCTGCGCAAGGTCGCTGATCTGACGGCGGAGGGCCTGACGCGCGATCGTGATGTTCGCGTTCGTCGTCGTGAGCGCGGTGTTGGATACCGAGGCGTTCTCGGCCACGGCCGCCATCGCGTCGGCGCCCCACGAAACGACGGGCACCTGCACGACGGTGGAGCCGCTGCCGTTCATCGAGCGAAGCTGAAGGATCGACGGGTGATTGACGAGGCTCGCGGAGTCCGTGAGCTTCTGAACGACGGCCTGATTGAGGATCGCGGCGAGACGGGCGTTGCCCGAGAGCCCACTAAAATAGACTTCGTTGGCCATTGTGGCCTCCTATGAGGTTCGGAGATGGCCGCGCCTGTCACTGTTTACGGGAGCTTGCCCCGAGCGCGCAGCGGCGTAGCCGCTTCTCAGAAGCTACGCCGCCGAGTGACAATCTGTCAAGGCGTCCGCATACTCGCGAAGATGGCCTCTCGGTTCGCTCGGAACTCCGCAGGAGACATCCGCGCGATCGCCTCTGCGCTCCACGCCGCGGCCTCCGGGGGCGGCTGCTGAACCGTCGCCGTGGAGGTCTTAGGCATCGGCACGGTGGCGGGCGCCGTCGGAGACGGGAGCGTCGGCGCCTGCTGAGGCGCTGGTGCCGCGTCGGACAGGTACGCGCGGACTGCCTTAGGCAGCCCATCGCGGTTCGCGAGCCACTCCCCGATAGGCGGGCGTCCATCGGCCGGGAGCTTCCCGTAAGCGTGCTGGACGTAGTCGAGGCCCTCGGCGTCTACGACGCCTGCGGACATGATCTCGCGCTCCAGGCGCAGCGCCTCGCGCTCGGCCTTGCTCGATGCGCGGGCCTCCTCGTACTGCGAGCGCCACTTGTCGGCCTGCTGCGCCTGCGGCTCGAGCTCACCGATCCGGCCCTCGAGTTCCTTCACGCGCGCCACCAGCTGGCGGATGCGCGCAGCTGCGCCGCTATCGTCGCTCGGAGGCTGCGGCGTCGTCGTCCCTTCGTCGTTGTTCATCCCATCTCCTTCTGTGCTTCGTCCACACGCGCCTGCTGACGCATGATCTTCCGCGCCCAGGTCCGCCCCGCGTCCCCTCCCCAGAGGAGCCACGCGATGTACCCGGCGCTCGGATACCCAGGGTTTCCACGCTTCGCCGCGGGAGCCTTGAGGTCCACTTCGTGACGCTCGAAGTAGGCCACCATGCGGCGCGCAGTGTCTACACTAAGCTCCTTGCGGTTGCTCAGGTCTCGAGCTCGCGCAACGCCGACGGCCGTGCCACCGCGGCCATACTCGCGTCGGAGCTCGAGGCCGCGCCGTGCGGCGGCTGCGACAGTCACGGGCGGCTTCGTGTCCACGTCTCCACGCTCCTCCGCGGCCTTAAACTCGCGGTAAACGTCGGGCTTGTTCACCTGTAGATATCGGCGCTGCCGGTCAGTAACGAACGGCATTACTCAACCTCGCCGGGGAGCTCCTCGGACGCCTCGACGGGTTCGCCGGTCAGGTAGCCGCGGGCCTCGCGCATCGACTCGAGGACGGCGGACAGCACCTCGCGCTGGTCATCGGTGAGCGTTCCTTCGAGCAGCCCGGCGATAGCCTCCTCAGACGCGCGCACCTCGTCCACGGCCTCGTCCATCGCGGCGGCGTGCTCACGCGATACGTCGACTCCGGGCGCCGCCTCCCCGCGGTTCGCTCCTTCTGCCAACGGTGCAGGCGGCGCCTTTCCGTTCATCTCATCGATCGCCTTGAGTCGGATCACCGCGTCCTGCTCGCTCAGCGACCCGAAATAGCGAATGGCCTCCACGCGGTCCATGAGCCCGGCCGCCATCATCTCCATTACGTGCGTTCGTCGCGCCTGCATCTCCTCCGGGCTCAGTGGGATCTCCCGGTAATGGATGCGGTAGTTCGACTCCGGGTAGTTCGTCCCGGTCGCCCGGTTCAGGAGGATCGCGGACAGCGCGATAAGTTCTTGATCTGCCGCGGAAAATTGCAGAATGTACTTCCTCTGTGCCGTTCGCTTACCCTCGGCATTTAGCGAAATGGCATAGCCCGACTTCGCGGACCCGCTCACGCGCTGGAGCTCAGACGGAGACAGGCCCGCGTCAGTCGCGAGACGATGAGCGATGGCGGCGATCGTGCTCTCGATCTTCTCGACATCGGCGCCCGCCTGGAACTGAGACACCATCGGCTGCGTCGTCTCGGCCACCGGATCGAACATGAGGATCGTAGTCGGGTCGGTGATGACCTCGGCGCGAGAAGCGCGCGTGTTCCCGTCCACCTGCTCCATCCCGGCGACTCTCACGCCGACGGCGTAGCGCTGCGGATAGCTCGCATCGCGGAGACAGTGCCCGAGGTACGAGTAGTACACGCTCAGGTTCAGAGCGCCCTCGTAGAGCTCGATCCCGTAGTACGGATCGAACAGGCGATCGCCGTAAAGCGCCGCATGGTAGAGGACAACCGGGAGGACCGGCGTGCCGTCCGACTTCCGGTACGGGTACGCATCGCCCGAGAACGACGCCCCGAGCACCTGGACGGTAATGTCCTCCCCGAACGTGGCGCCGTCCCCAGCGAGGTGAACGCGGTACGAGGGAGCGTCCGGGTCTCGGATATCGAACGCATCCCACGTCCACCGCTGCGTCCCGTTGATGGTCCGCGGACGAAGCTCTGCGAACGACAACGGCACCGTCGGACGTGCCGGGTCGGCCTCGGCGATCGTCATGTCGGGAGACACAGGCCGATACGAGATCCGGCCGTTCTCGACATCAACGCGCATCCACATTTCGCGAAGCGCGATCGTCATCGACTGAAAACGGCTCATCTGCGACCAGAGCCCAGACCGCGCGATCTCTCCGTCCGAACTGATCAGCGGCTCGGCGGCCTCTGCGTCGGTGTTGTGTCGGATGTCGGGCGCGGCGTCGAAAAGAGTGCTGAGCTCGACGGCCACAACGCGAAACGGGTTGCTCGATAGATCGGGCAGGCCCCACGCGGCACGTCGAACGGTGCCAAGCTGCGCCTGTAGCCGCGCCTCGAGCAGCGCAGCCCATCGTCCCTCCATCAGCGCGCGCCGATGGCGCGTATGCTCCCATCGCCGCGCCTCCTCCGGGTTCGAAGGCGCGGGCGGCATCGGCAACGTCTGATGAGCGTACATGCGCACTCCTATCCGATACGGACCAGTTGCGGCGCGTAAAGGCGCCTCGTGATCAGCTCCAAACAATAGCGGACGGCGTCGATGGAATGCTTGTGCTTAGAGTTCTCGCGGCCATCGAAGCGCGACAGGTCATCGATCAAGCGCTGACACCGCGGGTTCACGGTGAAGTTCCCTCGCAGCATCTCGCTCTGGAGCAGACGGTACCCGGCGTACACGCTCCCCCGCGGCTTGTACGCCGTGTGGATGCGCGCGGGCCAGCTTCCAACGGGGAGACGTAAATCGCGTTCGATGGCCTGTACCAGCATCGCATTACTTTTCAGGGCGCCGCCCCGTCGAGAGATGGCGGCACGGTCACCTACCCAGCGGTCCACGTCCTCCCAGCGCAGGCCGCACCGCTTGAGCATGTCGAGGATCGACTTGGCGTCCTGCTCTGGCGTCGTCATGCCGTCGCTCTGCACCTGGTCAAGCACCATGATCCGATGATGCCCATCCTCCGTTGCCTGCATCGCCGTGAGGATCGCCACCTGAGCGCCAGATTCGCGACCGTGATCGATGCCTACGCCGACGAGCCAGTTGCCTTCGGGCGCCTGGTCCCTGACGTGGATCTTCGGGTCGAACGCGGCAAAGACGCGACCTTCAACGAACGTCGTCGTCCACTCACCGAACAGGCGTTGACCTCGCTCCGACTCGAGGATGCCCTGCGATAGCTCGTCGATCTGCGCCTGCGTCAGCATCGGACGCCCGCCGATCGGCGTCGTGTTCTCGATGGTCAGCGGAGCGCAGATGTCGCGGACGCGCTTCTCCTCCACCATCTTCTTAAGCCATTCCAGAGGCTTACCGATCGGCGTCATCGTAAGCGAGATCGTGCCGTGGTTTCTGAACACGCGCGGAACGAGCTCGTTCCATACGTCCTCCGGAGGAGGCTCATCGATCAGGATGTGATGAAGCGTGGAACCGGCGAGGCTCAACGCCCCCTGTTCGACTGACCGGAACTTTAGGATGCTGCCGTTTGTGAAACGGACCATCGCCTGACGGCCGCGGAAGCCCTTGCCCGCCACGAACTCCGTGTCAGGAAGGATCGAGTCCTTCGGGAGAAGCCTCCAGCACTTCTCCTGGATGGCGATCCCTTGCTGGCTAGTGACCGTGATCACGTGCGCCTCGATCGGGGCCGGTCGGCAATACTGGTAGGGATGAGCGCCGAGGCACCTGAACACGGTGTCCGCCATCCCCACCCATGTCTTTCCTACCTGGTTCGCGCCTCGGTATAGGCGGATGCGATCCGTGGCCTTGAGAAACTCCAGCTGCGGAGGCGTCGGCCTGAAGTAGGACAGCGGGTCCGTGTCGCTGCGGCGCGTCAGCGTGTGCGCCGCAGACGCGAGAGCGGACAGGCTCACGCGAGCGCCTTATGCCAGCGGGCCTTTGGCGTGGTCGGCTGGTCGGTGCGACGGTTCGCGCGCGATGTCCAGCCATCTCCGTCGCGACGCACGACTCCGTCACACGTCCACCCCGCAGCGCGCAGCGACGTGCCCGGCTCTTCCTCGAGGACGTAGGTCTGGATGCTCGTGAAGCCCATCGCCGTCGCGGCCTGTGCCGCGCGCGCGTACAGGAAGGAGCAGGCGTTCTTCGTCCCGTCCGTCACGAGGCGTGTCACCTCTGCGACCTCGTACTGCGGGACAGCGCGCGCAACCGGACGACCGATGATCACTGCGCCGATGAGGCGCCCGTCGTGCTCCGCGCCGATGCTGTATCGGTGCCCCTGCACAGGCTTATGGTGGCGGTGCAGCTGCGCGACGACCTCGTTCGCCTGCTTCAACGTCAGCGGGACCGCGCGCATCACGCGCCCCCGCTCACGAGCCGCACGACCTTCCCCGTGCGCCGCATCTCGATCGCGTCCTCGAGGCGCTCGAGGTGCTGCGGCGGGAGGTTCGCCACGGCGGACACGATGATGCCAAGCAGTTGCTCGTCGCTCATCCCGTCGTCGGGGCTCGCGGCCTTCGCGATCTCTGCGTCGAGCTCGCGCCGACACTCCATGGCCTTTGCCGCGCCGGAAAACATCGCTTGCCACGACCCGGCCTTGTTCGCGTCAATGACGGCCTGCTCCAGCTGCAAGAGCTTGGCCTTGAGGTACTCAACGTAGGTCGCTTTGGTCGCCTCCTCCGGCGTCATCGCAACGACGGGGTGCTTCTTCGGGGGCTTGCCTCGGATGGCCATGATGTCGCTCCTGGTTGACGTTTATCCGGGTTGATGGCGGCTGTTCAATACTTCGGGTGCGGGTAAAAGGTCGAGGAACGCAAGCG